ATTAACTATTATTATAACACATCATCATTCATCAAAATCAGAAAGGTCTTCTTGATCAAATTTCTCAAAGAGTGCTAGGACTTCTGGTGATAATTCTTGTTCTCTATCAGTAGGGCCAGTTAGTAGATCTATAAGATTTACAGTTGCTTCTTTTTGAGAAATTATGTTATTGTTGTTATTTACACTATCATCCTCTATTATTTCATCATGATAGATTTCTGGTGCAGTCATATCCACATTGTATTCACTTCCTGTAATTTGTGTTTGGAGCTTTGTTATATTGAAGTTAAACCCTGTTATTGCCTTTGTATTTTTAAACTCTTCAACAGACAGAGAGGTGTGATTTAGAATGTTAAATATTTGTGTTTGTTCTTCACTAGTTAATAAGTCAAAGTTTGTTGCTAATGAGGTGAATACAACCTGTTTATTTCCTGAGAGATTACTTTTTTTGACAACATCAATCCACATTCTATCCCTAGGTCTAGAGGATGCATATTTGTTATTTAGAATTAATTGGATAGTGTTGAAATCTTGATCATCAGGGTTTTTCATTGTAAAAAAACACTTGTCAGTGTTGAATACAGTGTCTAGTAGAACCATATCTGAAGTTCCAAGGATATCAAAATGAATGTTCAATTTGTCTTCTTTGATGGAGAAATCATCGAAACTGAATGCACTTGCTTGAGGAATTAATTCTAGCTTCTCATCCCACCATAATTCATGATGATATGGAAACTTCACTCCTGAGAATTGTGTAATATCTTTTGTTATAGTTACTGTTCCTTTTTCAATAACACTTTCTCCATTTATACTGATATTGTCTACTTCTGTTTGTAAAAAATACAAACCTTCAGTATGATAACGGTTTGTTCTATCTGATTGCAATCTAAAACCTTTTTTGTATTCAGGTCCTAGATCAAATCTGAAAGTCATTGATCTTCTTCTCATTGTCATTGCATTCAGTTGGGTTAATACTGCATTAACTAAACTCCAATTCAAGTGTCCCTTGAAAAATATTTGAAAACCTTCATGTTCAAACTTTTTTCCAATCACAACAGTGCCAGTGCCGAGTGTCAATCCATATCCCATATAGCTTTGTCCGTCTATATTTATATCAGAAAACCATGACATGACTTTCCTGTATAATTTTCGTATAGGTGTTTCATCCTTTTTAATTAGATATGATGCTATTGCAGAGGTTAAGCTATTTCTGTTTGATCCAGTTTCAATACATTTTTTTAGTTTATTAATATTTAAGAAACCAATTAAACTTGGTTTCTCTATCAAGATATAATCAGCAAGTCTAAGGCATAGGTCACTTCTAGACATGAACCCTTCCCTCGAAATATATCTCTTTTCTGGCTTTCTCACTAGTTTAGGTACTGTTACTTTGATAGACCCCTGTTCATATTTGATGAAGTAAATTATAAAGTCAATAAAGTCAAAACTAATACTTCTTCTGTCTATCATTTTCTGTTTAATAAGTGGTGTTTTTGGTGCAATGCAGAATCTGATAGTACTTTTGTCTACAGTTAAGAAATCATCTAGAAACCTGTAAATATCCATATTTGATCTTTTGAACACATCTTCAATCTTGTGATAACTTATTATAGCATCTATTATCTCTGTATTCTTATTGTTTTTTCTCCAGTTGTAAGAGAATTCTCTAAGTTCTCTTAGTAAATATTCCCACTTATCTTGTCCTTTAAAAGAGGCCAAATTCATTAGGATAAACTCCATCAACTCTGTCTTATCTCCAGGTGTAAATGGAAGATCCACTACTCTATCAAAAGAGTAAGTATATGTGTTAAATGTCTTCTCTGATGGGTTCACTTTGGTTCTCTTAGAGATATTTAATAGGGCTAAGGCTCTATTTAGTCTGATTGACATTAGTCTCATTTCTGCAGCTAATGTGTTTCGAATGTTAGGGTCTAAATTTTTATGCAATTCTCCTTTTGCCTGTAACATAACAGGAATTTCAGAGTATTTTAGATTCATATCATTCCCAAATGTGTACGTAGCACTTTCTTTGTATATAGCATATTTAGATCTTGCATACTTTGTGGTGTACATCATTTGACTCATCACATAACTAGGATTGGTCATTAATAAGTAAAATTTATCCATTCCTTCTCTTACAGTTTTTGGTTTTCTAAATAGTATTGATGGATTTTCCTCTATTCTGTTTTGAGCCAATTGAATTCTAGCACTGTTTACTTTAAGTTTTTTCTTTATTACATGATTCTGTTCCAACATTCCAAAATAAGATTTTGACAAAGGTATTTTCACTTGAAAGTAATTCAACTCTCCTATCTGTAATATTATATCATTCTTTTCTTTCCTTTGTTTGTTGATCATTAGTGCACCAATCATTTCAGTTTCGTTTTTCATCAAACATTGGTGTACTAGAGCTCCTGCACCTCCAGTTGCAATCAGATAAGGTGTTGTTTTGCATAAGCCTCCATACGGACTCTCTACATCTCTTTGAAAACCCCATTTATACATCAGCCCTACATTTCCTATAAATCTAGATGCTATTAGTACTTCTGGTGGTGCACCATTTTCAAATAGTGTTACTGTTCTCATATGTGTTGAAAACCAATCATTATCTACACTTTTATATGTAGTATCAGGTACATTTGCCATGATTTTTTTAGTCAATGGATAATAAATTTTCCCATCTAGAAGATAAAATGACAGATATTCTCCAATGCTTTTACTCACAAATGTTTTTTTGAAATTTGTTTTTATATTTACTAATCTATTACAGACATAAGATATACATATATACCATTCAACTTCTTCGTCTAACCTGTATCTTAACATTGTAATTTTGTCATCACTGTGACAGCTAGTTTGAATCATGGAAGGTGTTAGTCCCATTTTATTTTCTTTCCAATCTTGAATTGCAGAGTGTCTGTCTGATGAACCAAACTGTCTCATACCATTTCCCCAGGTTATCTCATAATTGAAACAATCATCTGAACTGTCATAATATTTGTTGAGAATTTCATACCCATATTGTCTAATTAGGTCTTCTGTTCTATCTGGG